AGCGCAGGGCGTCGATGGCGCGCAGCGCCGTGTTGGCCTGCATCAGCGCCTCCAGCACGGCGGCGTGGTCGGCGTTGACCATGTCGGTGCCGAAGCCAAGAATCTCCACCAGCGACCACGACACATTGGCCGACCCGTCCACGCTCTTGCCGGTGTTACCGATAGTGATGGTGCGGGTGGGTCCCCAGACGGCCGTGACATTCAGTCCCGTCCAACCGGATCCGTGGTAGACGGCCAGGGTACCGGACGTGGTGTTGAAGTACAGGTCGCCGGCCCGCAGCGCAGAGCCGTCATTGCGCGTTGTCGGGGCGCTGGCCTTGGGCCCTAGGTAGGTGTCAGCGTAGTTGGTGACGTCGGTGATGTTGGCCGCCACGGTGTTGACGTTGCCGATCGAGCCAGCCACCGTGTTGACCCTGGCGATGTTGGTCCCCACAGCGTTGACGTTCGCAACGTTGGTGGCCACGGTGTTGACGTTGGCGATGTTGGCCGACACCGTCGGCAGTCCGGCATTGAGAAGCGCCGTCTTGTCGGCGTTGATGTCGCCCGCCACCTGGTTGGCCTGGCCCGACCATGTGTTGAGGCCGCCCAGCAGGGTAAAGGCCTTGCTGTTGAAGGTAGCCGGGTTGTCGCTCGGCAGCGGGGGGTCGAATACAACAGTGATACTCATGTGAGTCCTTCCACGTCAATCGTGCAGTCGGAATAGGTCGCGTAGGCGATGTTGATGTCGAAGTTGTTGTAGAACCCGAATACGGCCAGGCTGTTGAACCGGTCCGATCCAAGCCACAAGCAGGGCGTGGCCCGCATGTCGGTGAGCAGCCGGAAGGTGTTGTCCAGCTCCTTATTGTCGATCAGCGTCTGGAACGAAACCCGCGATGAATACGCCCGCTGCACCAGCACCGTGTCGCCCCACTCGTTGCGTTCCTTGCGGCTGTAGTCCTGGATGCCAAGCTGCACGCCCCGCTGCACGCCCAGGCCGATGCTGCGCATCGAGCCAAACACCAGGGCGCCGATGTAGGCCGTTCCATAGCTGGTGACGTCAATGCGCAGCGTGGCATTGGGGTAGCTGGGCAGGTCCTCGACCACGAACAGCGTCTGCTCGGTGCGCTCCTCAAAAAACCACGCATACCAGCTCGACTCGGACGGCAGCGGCGTGAGGTCGGTGCTCTTGTCGTACACCACACCGAACGATGGATCGGTCAGGCGCACGCGGATCGTCAGGATGCCGCTGATGTTGTAGAGCGCCATGGCGTTGACGGCCTGCCCTGGCGTGATCTCGTAGTAGTCGGCCGCACCCACCACCGTCCGCGTGGTGGTGGAGAGGTCAAACATCTTCCAGCGGTTGGTGGGCGAGACTTCCACCCACCACAGCGGCTCGCTGGCCGGGTTTTTGCCGGTGTTGCCGGCCTGCAGCGACTCGTAGATCTTGTGCGTGCTGGTCAGGATCACGCGATCACCCAGCGCGTAGGTGGTGCCGCTGTTCCAGGCGGCGTGGTCGTTTTCCGGGACGCTGGTTGCGGTCAGCAGCCCGTCGGTCATGGTGATCGACTTGATGACGCGCAGCGGCTTCATGCCACCACCCTTTCTTCTGGCAGGCCATTGCCGTCCCAGCGCTCGATCACTTTGGTCATGCGTTGCTGCAGCTGCACGATGGCGCGGGCCTGGGCCTGGTTGTCGGCGCGCAGCGCACGAAGCTCGGTTACGGTGTCGCTATCACTGGACAAGCCGGTCATCATTCGGCGGGTCTGCTCAAAACTCCAGTACCTTGCAGGGCCGGTCACCTCAATTTCAGGGCCACGCTCGCCCACCAGGCGAACACCGCCCGAGTGCATACCACCCATGGCAAAGGCAGGCACACCGCCCAACGCGCGCACGGCCTCGCGTTGGCGCTCAAGCTCGGCATTGATGGTGCCAGCCACCTCCATCCAGCGTGCATTTGCCCATTCCTGCTGCATGGCCCGCAACGCCGCAGCGCGCTCCGCGTCGGTCGTTCGCCGGGTGTTCCAGCCCCTGCCGTAGCGCGCCACATGCGCGTCCCAGTTCCTCTGAACAATCGCATTCCAAAGCGAATCGTTGCTTTGGCCCGGCAACATCGTTGTGGGGGCCATCGCCACCAAAGCATCGGGCCGCTGGCTGGCAGCGTATTTGGCATAGGCCTCCAGGTTGCGTTGCGCAGCGGCCAGGTCCTGCTGCCGGCGCATTTCTTCCTGTACCGCCAGGGTCTGCTTGTTGATGGCAGCCACCACCATGTCAAGGCGGCCAACAATCAACCCATTGCCGGCGACCAGACGCTCAGACCACAAACCGTCGGTTGGGTCCGCCAGGCTGCCCAGACGGCTGTTGGCTTCGGACAGCAGCCTGGAGTTGTCCTTCGTCGCAATCGCCGCTATTTCGCTGACACCCAGCGAGTCGGTCTGAACCGCCACACTCCTGTCGATCAAGGCCCCGATGGTCTTCGCGCGCCCGAGCTCCAGCAACGAAGCCGAGGTGTTGCTGCGGATGGCCTCGAGTCGGCTGATCGTGCCATCGCCGTTCACGTCCAGCTCCCGGAACACCGACAGCAGGGTGCTCTCGGTCGCAAGGCCCGCAAAGCCGGTGCGGAACTCGCTGAAGGTCAGCAGCCCGTCGAGGTTGGTGTCCAGCCGCGTGAAGCCGTTGACCAGCTGGTCAACGATCTGCAACCGCGCGCGCCCGAGCTCCAGCAACGAAGCCGAGGTGTTGCTCGATGTCTGCCCAGTGTTGCTCTCGATGGCGCGCAATACCCTCGACGCCTCGGCGTATTCGGACTGCGCGCGCGCCAGCTCGGCCACCGCCTCGCTGTATTGCGTCACCAGGTCGTTGATGCTGGGTGTGAGCGACGCGCCGATGGTGTTGGCCACACGCAAAGCATTGGCCAGGTCGCTCTGCGCACGCGCCAGCTCCTGCTGCGCCTCGACCAGTGGGTCGACCGCTGCAGGCACACTCGGCAACGGCGTCGACTCGGCCATATTGGCTACGCGCAGCACCTGCGCCATGATGCGGGCTTCGGCCAGGCGTGCTTGCTCGCTGGTTGTGGCCGTCAGGCGCGCCTGGTCGGTAGCGCCACGGGCAGCGGCCGGAAGGTCACGCATGGCTTGCTCGTCACCGGCCAGCGCGCGGCGCAGCGTGTCGGCAAACAGCTGCGTGGGCTGCGCCAGCTCGCCTTGCACAAACTCGCGCAAGTTGCGCCCCAGATCGCGCATCGCCTCGGCCGCGCGGCGGGCCTCGAGCGCCTGCTCGCGCAAGATCTGGCTGATGCGCTCCTGTGCAGCGGTCACGCGGTCCTGGGCCGCCAGATATTCGTTGGTTGCCTGCTGGCGAATGGCATCCACCGCGCTTTGCGCCGCGGCCAGCGCACTCTCGGCCGCGGAGAACCGGGCACGCGCGTCCTCGAGCGCGCGGGCGTAGGCCTCCTGCGCGGCGCGGGCATCTTCCAGCGCCCAGATCTGCTGCTGCAAGGCTCGGTTGCTTTCGTCCAACGCCTGCAAGTCCAGCTGGCGCAGGGCGGCGGTGTCGCCCTGCAGCTCGAGCAGTCGGCGCTCCAGTCGGGCGCGCTCCTCGGCAATTCGGCGCTGCTCGTCGGCCACACGCCCCACGTCGTCGGCCGCATTGCCAGAGACCGCGGTCAGCTCGGCAAACGCACCTTGCAGCTGCATGAGCGCGGCGTACATGGCGCGGCCGGATTCGGTGCTCAGGTCTTGCGCCTCGACCAATGCACGGAATTCCGCTTTGGTCTTGGGCATTGTCAGACCCAGGCCAGCGAATGCCTCCCCCATCGACTCGACAGCCTTGGCCAGACGCTCTTGCTCGGTGTAGAAGTTGGCGTAATAGGTCTGGACGGCAGAGCCAAACTGATCAAGACCGCCGAATGCATCAACGATCTTGCTGGCGAGATCACCACTGGCAAGCGATGCTTCCAACAGGTTGCCGCCCAACAGATCAATGGCCCCGTTGACGGCTTGCAAACTACCGGCCAAACGCACGAGAGCCTGCTGGGCCGTCTCGCCTTCCTTGATGAAGGCGGCACCGGCCACAGCGCTTGCGCCCAGAATGCTCCGCGCCATTGACTCGCCAAGACCGTTGAAAACCTCGTTCAGCTTTTCCTGAATCTGCTGCTCGTTCAGTCCTTTAAACGACAACTTGATCGACTGCGTGAATCCATCCAGCGCAGTTCTAGCAACACCCAAAACCTCACCCAAGCCAAGCGCCGTGGTCTTGATCGCCATGAATTGCTGATCCAGCGCGGCATCCAAATTCGGATCCAGTGCGCTGCGCTTGGTCTTGTTGCTGCGGAACCAGCCGCCTTTGTAGAACTGGTAGCTGTTGCCGGTGAAGCCGTCGCCGCCGAAGGTGCCTTCGATGCCATGGTCCTTCAGCTTGCGGCCGAATGCCCGGTTGGCCAGCCCACCGACCGCCCCGCCGATGGCGGCGCCAATCGGACCACCGAAGAACGCGCCAACCCCGGTGCCGATCACGTTCGCGGTGTTGCCGCTTTTGCCGATGGCGCTGTAGCCGCCTGAAATGAGGGGGCCCAAACCAATACCCGCGCCGATGCCACCCAGGTAGCTGGCGCCCGTGCCTAGCGCGCCAGCGTTCGACATGAGCGAGCCGCCAAACCGGTTCAGCACGCCCGTGGTGTTGTTGACCAGCCAGGCGCCGATGTCCTGCGCAGCAGAGGCCACCCTGTTGCCGAGGGCCGTGAAGCCGCCCACAACGGTGTCGTAGATCGACTTCAGACTACTTGCCATGCCGAACGCGCCCGGCCCTCCGGTTGCCGCATTGGCGGTGCCCGGCAGCCCCAACGCGCCGGTGATTGCCCCAGCCACCGGCGCCACAACGGCCTGGATGACCGGCCGCAGCACCAGCGTCTTGAACATGTTGACGATGGTGTCGCGCAGGTTGCGCGCAAAATCCTTGCCCGACTCGAATCCGCGCATCAGCGCATCCGTCAGGCTGCGCTCGATATTCTCGGCGGTGCGCTGCCACTCGCGCTCGGCCTCCTTGGCGCTTTCGGTCGCGGCGTCGCGCGCTTCCTTGCGGCCAATGGCCTCGACCAGGCGCTTGCGTGCGTCGATTTCGCGCTGGATGGCCAGCACCTCGGCGTCGCGGTCGCCCTCGGCCATGAGCGCAGCCTGCCGCTCGCGCAGGCGGGCGATGGCCACCTCCTCGAGCGCCTGCGCCAAGGTGATGTTCTTTTCAGCCGCGATGGTCAGCGCTTTCTCTTCGTCGAGGAGTCGCTGCAGTTGCTCCTCGGCTGACGCGGCGCTGCGCTCCAGCGCCTTAATTCGATTGGCCAGTTCTTTGGCGAAAGGCTGCTGCTCGAGCAGCTGCGCCTGCGCGGCCACCAGCTGCTCGAGGCTGATCTTGCCGGCCTGGAAGGCGGCGGACAGGTCTTTCCACTGCTCGGCAAAGCCGGCCGACAGACCGCTGCTCTGCGCGGTGAGGTCGCCGTACAGCTTGACGCCGCGCTCGACGCTCTTTGCGAATTCTTCAATGGCTTTCTTGCCACGCCCAACACCTTCGACAACCGTGTTGCCCAGCACATTGGCAACGGTTGCACCCTGGCGGGCCAGCGTCTGCGCTGCACGCTCGTTGATTTTTGCTGCTTCAGCGGCCGCACCTTTGGAGTTCAAAATGGCATTGCCGAGTTCAATGGTGTGGTCGAATGCCCGCTTGGCGTCCTCGGTGTATGCCTTCCACACCGCGCCCACATCGCCGCGTGTCATAAACGCGGAAAAAGCCGCAGCCACACCAGCCAGCGCAAGGCCAACTTGCTGCAACACGCCGTACAGCGTGGTGCCGCCCAGAGTCATTGTGCGAAGCACGGTGCTCACAGCATCGCCCACAGCGGTGAAATCCCGTGTGTCAGTGCTAAGACCCTTAAACGCTGCGCGAAGGTCGCCCACGGTGGTGGCGACGGCGCTCAAGCTGGTCGCCAGGGCCTGCGTGATGCCACCGGCACTGTCAATGTCGCCCACAGTGGCAACCAGCGCGTTTTGCAGCTGCGTGAAAGCCTGGCCCACGGTGACGACGCTGCTCTGCGCCTCGTTGGCCAGCACCGACGCCTGCGACTGCAACGCGGCAATGACCGCCTCGGCGGTGAGCTTGCCCTCCTCGCCCAGCTTGCGCAGCTGGCCGACCGACACGCCCAGGCCATCGGCCAGGGCGCGCGCCAGGCGGGGTGTCTGCTCCAGGACGCTGTTCAGCTCATCGCCGCGCAGCGCGCCCGCGGCCAGGCCCTGGCCCAGCTGCACCAGCGCGGCCTGCGAGGCCTGGGCCGACGAGCCGCTGACGGTTATGGCGTTGCCGATGGCCTCGGTCAGGCGCAACAGCTGCTGCTGGCTCAGGCCCAGGGACTCGGTGGCGCGGGCGATGGTGGCAAAGGTGCCGCCCAGCTCGGTGAAGCTGACGCGGCTGCGCTGCGCGATCTCAAACAGCTGCTGGTAGGCCGCGGTGGCCGCCTGCGTGCTGCCGGTGGCCAGGCGCAGCTGGTTCTGCAGCTGCGTCACCGCGTCGGCCGCCTGCACGAAGGCGCGCACCGACACCACGCCCGCAAACGCACCGGCCAGCTGCTGCATGGCGCCGCGCACGCTCTCGGCCGTGCTGCCAAGGGCGGCCATGCCACCCTGCACGCGCCGCAGCCCGGCCTCGGCCTGCTGCGCGCCATCCAGGGTGAGCTTGATGCCGACGTTGGCCACGCTCATGGGTTACATCCTTCCAGGAACTGGCAGCCCGGATGCCGCGCGCTCCTGCTGCTCGCGCTCGCGCTGCTCAGCCCAGACATCCAGCGTCGCACGCTCGCAGGCCTGGATGCCGGCGAACACCTCACGGCGTTCGTCGCGCTGCAGGTCTTGCTCGTCCAGGAAGGCGCGCACGCCGGCGTAGTCCAGGCCGGTGGCGCCGCCCATGCCGACGCGCCACTGCGTCTGCACGCCCTGCCAGCATGACCACGCGCGCACGTTGTCGGGCCACAGATAGGCGACGCGCTCTGGCTCTTGCCGGTCAAGCAACCCCAGCTGGGCGACGGCCGCCGTCCATGCGTTGTTGGGGTCCGGCTGATTCTTTCCATGCAAGGCCTGTGATTCGGCAACCTCGCGCGCCACCGCGCTCAGTTTTTTTCCTTCGCTCCCACCTCGGTGAGGTAAGTGCGGAACGCCAGGGCCGCGATGCCGGGGATGCGGCACAGCGCGCGCAGGTTGTCCTCGGTGTACGGCAGGGCTTTGTCATCGGCGTCCTTGACGCCCGACCAGTCCTCCACCACATCGCACAGGAAGTCGATGACGCTGGCGTCGCT